CATCACAGGGTTACCTTCCTCATCGAGGATTAAGTCTTTCATTAGGTTGGCTATATCGGTAAAGTTTTCTTTTTCAGCATTTGCTAATCTTCCAAAAACTTCGAGGGGTTGTCTGTCATATATGAAAAACTCTAATGCTTCTCCATATTTTGCGACTATTTCTTCTTTATCTAAAACTATTTTGTTTAGTTTTGGTTTTGTTGCTATTTCACTTAGTTTCATTCTGTATATCTCCTTGTAACAAGTGGTTAATGGCACTCAAACAAAAACTTAATCTGTTTGTTGCCTTCTCTAAATCTTTTTGGGCACAACGAAGTTCGTTTTTAGTCTTCGCTGTCTCCTCCATCATGCTCTTCAGTATGTCTGCTGTCGAGTGTTCCTTCCAAATCTTCATATCTTTTCTCCTGTATATCTACAACTGTATTTATTGTTTTTTTGCTTTTTGTAGCGGGTTTGACACCAGCATCCGGCAAGTCTAAGCCGTGTTGTTTCGCTAAATCATCTATAGATGCTTCTATGCCACCTTCGAGAACAACCATGCGGTCTTCTCTACCAGTCCATACACCATCTATGTATTTTCTCATCCATTTATGTTCCATTACTGAACTCCTGTATAAAGTGTGCTACCCGTTACCGAGTAGCACTAAGTTTTTTGTGAAGTTTAAAAGTAAACTTATACAGTTCCTTCTGTCAACTCTCCATTAACTTCAATAGTTACCGGTGTGACCCATAGAGGACTCCCCGGATTTACTGTAGGTGTTAACCCAGTAATAAATCCTGTTCCGTCTATGTATCTGTTACCAGTAATAGTTGAACCTTCGAAATATATTCGAAAGTCAACTTCTACTTTAGCATTACTTTGTCCAAATAATCCATTCTTGATGATCGGTGAGGTTTCACCAGCCGCATCAGTTCCAAAGAACTGATCTTCATCGATAACAAGGTTTAAGGCAACACTATTTGTAGCAACAGTTGTTACTACTGATTCACTTTGTGAATCCAGTGTTTGA